AATCAGAAATATGGGAATGATCTCTGGTGGATATGTAGTAAATAACTACTTAACTGCTGCGAAGAAGTTCTTCATTAAAACTGATGTGCCTAATGGTCTGAAGCATTTCAATAGATCACCTATCAAAACTTCTATGGAAGGTGACTTTGATACAGGCAATGTTAGATACAAAGCGAGAGAAAGATATGTTTTTGGATTCTCTGATCCAAGAGGTATCTTTGGTTCAAACGCAACGTAATCAATAAAATATTTAGGGGCCGATCACAATTCGGCCCCTTTTTTTATATAAGGTGTAAAAATGAAGAAATTCCTAATAAATATATGGGCTTATAATTACCACGGCAAGTTTGAAGTGGAATCACAAGACAATCCAACCTCATTGGAACAAGCAATAGTTGACAAACTAGGAGAAAATGATATAAAATGGGAATATCTTGGATCATCTTATGATGATCGAGTAAACAGAATAACCTATGAGGAGGTTACTTATGATACAAGACCTATACAAACAAAAAAGGTCCTTGGAGTTGAAGTGGGAACAGGAGCATCTATCTAACAATAGATACACTCTTGAGATGGTGAGAATTGATGATAAAGTAAAAGAAATCATCACTAAAATTAAGCTAGAAGAAGCAGCCATTGCTCACAGACAGAACGCTGTTGAAGGTTCTGCTCCACAAGTTTCAGTAGCAACTTAATAAAAAGCTACATCGTTGAAAAATCATTTCACATTACAGGCTCTCTTGCGCTCTACTAAAAACTAGTATATATTCTAAACACTATACATTAATACAAACAGTAAATATAAACGCGTATAGGCGATATACCCTAGGTAATTATATTTACATATTCTAGGAGGAATATAAAATGGCAAACACAACATTTACAGGCACAGTCAGATCCAATGGAAATGGCAATAGAAGCAACTACGCTGGAAGTATGGCTATGGTAGCTCAATTTTACGTACCTGCAACTAATGCAGCAGCTGGAACAGATGCACAAGTATCAGCAACTGATACAAGAACAGTGCAACTTCCAAAAGGATCAATCGTTGATTATATAATTTTTAATGGTCAAGCAGCAGGTGGTGGAAAAATTGATATTGGATTTGCAGATATAATTGATGGAACAACTTTTGTAGATACAGACGGTTTCGTAGATAACGGAGCAGCTGATGATGCACAAGAAATGATTCTACCAAGTTCAGCAACAGCTGGTAATGATTTAGGTCTTACTGAAATGACTTACGATGTTAAAATTGTAGCCGGTCAAGGTGCAGCAGCAACAGCTGGTACTTTATCTGGAACAATTTTTTATCATATGCAAGACGAAGGTAAAGAGTCAGCGTAATTAATTAATTAAGTGTGGGCTTCGGCCCACACAAAATTTAACAGGAGAAAAAATGGCATCATATTCAAGTGATCAACAGGTAGCCAACGCTACAGCAGACGCACAAATGGTTCCTACAGGACAAAGAGCTAGAATTACAGGTATTCAAGCTGAAGGAGCTGCTGGATCTAAAATAATTTTTAAATCTGGTGGAGCAGCTGGAACTGCAATCGCTACTTTTGAATTTGGAACTGAAGGAATAGACTTTTATGTTCCTGGTTCTGGAATTTTATTTGACGACGGAATCTATTTAGATTTAACCGCTACACCAAGTGTTACTATAACATTTACGTAGGAGTAAAATTGTGGCTACAATAACTTACACAGTAACCGTAGCAACGGGAACTAATCAATATGGTACCGGTAATAAATTTTATATTAACGGAGAGGCCAATGTTGTCTTGTATTTACAAGAAGGCAATACTTATATTTTTGATCAATCCGACAATTCAAATTTAACTCATCAATTAGCTTTTTCAACTACCGCTAATGGTACACACGCAACACCAGCTGGTACAGCTTATACAACAGGTGTAACTACTGCCGGCGTTCCAGGTAATGCAGGTGCAAGTGTAACTATTAATGTTGCACCAGTTAGAACTACAGGCGCTCCACTATTATTTTATTATTGTACTGCTCACAGCGGTATGGGTAATACTGCACAAACTATTTCACCAACTTCTGAAACTACAGAATTTAATCCACAAATAGATGAAGTAATAGAAGAAGCATTTGAGAGAACAGGTGTTAGAGGAACTAGAACAGGTTATCAATTAAGATCTGCAAGACGTTCTTTAAATATTATGTTTCAAGAATGGGGTAATAGAGGTGTTCATTTATGGAAAGTAAAGTTAGCTAAAGTTCCATTAGTTGAAGGACAAGCAGAATATAATTTTGCTTCTGATTCAGTTAATTTTCCTCAAGATATGGATTCAATATTAGAGGCATATTACAGAAATAATTCTACTACAACTGCACCACAAGATATTGCATTAACACAAATTAGTAGATCAGCATATTCACAAACACCAAATAAATTAACTAAAGGTACACCTTCACAATATTATGTAGAAAGAAAATTAAACCCAAGTATATTTCTATATGCAACACCAAGTTCAAGTGTATCAAGTACAACTACACCAAGTAGTTTTCAATTTTGTTTTTATTACTTATCTAAAATTCAAGATGCTGGGGATTATAATAATACTTCTGATGTCGTAAATAGATTCTATCCTTGTATGATGTCTGGTCTTGCATATTACTTAAGTCAAAAATATTCACCAGAGATGAGTCAAGAATTAGAACGAAGATATGAAAGTGAATTGTTAAGAGCACTTGATGCAGACAATCAAGGAACATCTACTTTTATTTCACCACAAACATTTTATGGAGATGGAGTATAATGGCTGGCGGAGGATATGCATCAGGTAAACACGCATTAGCAATTTCTGATAGATCAGGAATGGCATTTCCATATTCTGAAATGGTTAGAGAATGGAATGGTGCATTAGTTCACTATTCAGAATTTGAAGCTAAACAACCACAACTAGATCCAAAACCTGTTGGTTCAGATCCACAAGCTTTATTTAATCCAAGACCACAACCTGCGTCGGTTGCAAGTTTAATTTTATTAAATTCAAATCCATTTACATCTGTTATTTATTCGGGAACAACCTATGTAAATGTTTTTTCGGAAGATCATCAAAGAGCTGCTGGTGATATTGTAAGATTTAGAGGACCACCAGAAGTAATTACTGCTGGCCCAGGTGGTGACAGTGATGATACTCCAAACTTACAACAGTTTGCTAACATACCTACATTTGATAATGTAAGTGATTTAAATAATGTAAATGGATTTACAATTGCATTAGGTCAAATAGATTCATCTGGCACTGTGACTGGTGCAACTACTTCTGATGCATTAACAGATCCAATAAATTATTTTTATATAACAAGCACAAGCTCTGCTACAAGCGGTGGAGTATCTGGTGGTGGAGATAACTGTTCTGCAGGACCAGTAACATTAGAGGTAGTAAACGGATAATGGCATACACTTTAGATAATTTAAGAACTGATATTAGAGGATATACAGAAGTAGATAATGGAGCTACAACTCCAAAAGTTTTAACGGATTCAGTTTTAGGTACAATAATTAAAAACGCTGAAAATAAAATTTATAGAGAAATAGATACAGATCAAAATGTATTTTATGCAACATCAAATGCTATTGTTGGAAACAGATATGTAACTATTCCATCTGATTTAAGAGCAATTAGATATGTACAATTTAAAGATCAAGCGGGAAATCAATACTATTTAGAACAAAGAGATACTAGTTTTATGGCAGAATACTATTCTACACCTGGAACTTCTGCTGTAGATATTCCAAAATATTACGCTAATTGGGATGAAACTTTTTGGGTAGTGGCCCCTACACCTGATAAAACTTATGAAATTACACTAGCTTATGATAAAGAACCAGAAACAATTACAGATACGACTTCTAGCCCTGCTCCAGCAACAACTGGAACTTATCTGTCAAACAAATATCAAGATTTACTTTTGTACGCTTGTCTGGTAAATACATATGCATACTTGAAAGGCCCGCAGGATATGTTACAATACTACTCACAGGCTTATAGACAAGCAATCGAATCGTACGCTATCGAGCAAATCGGTATCAGACGCAGAGACGAATATCAAGATGGTGAAGTTCGCGCTCAACTAAACGTAAAACCACCATCAAGTAATTAAGGAGATAAAATAATATGGCAAATATAATACCTTTTAGTTTTAGAGGTGCACTCTTTTCTGGACAACACGATTTTCAGAATTCAGGAGGAAACACTTTTAAACTGTCTCTGTATGTTGGAAGTGGATCTTTTCCATACACAACATCAAGTACTGTATATTCAGCTACTGACGAAGTAAGTTCAGGTGGAGGTTCTAACTATGCGGTTAAAACTTTAACTAATAATGGAGTTGCTTCAGGTACGGCGGTTGCTTCAGTTGACTTTGCAAACGTAACTTGGTCAAGTGCAACTTTTACTGCAGCTTATGCAGCAATATACAATTCTGATACAGTTGATGGTACAGCAAATAGACTAGTAGTGGTTTTAGATTTTGGTGGAGCAAAGACAGCAACGAATGGTGATTTCACTATTACGTTTCCTGATCCAACTACACCTGCTAATGCAATTATTAGTATGAGTTAAGGAGAAAATTTATGGCGTTGGTAATAAACGACAGAGTAAAAGTAACGAGCACAACTACTGGTACAGGTGCAATGGCACTTGGAGCAGCAGTAACTGGTTTTGAAACTTTTGCACAAGGAATAGGAAACAGCAATACGACTTACTATTGTATCTTTAATCAAGGTACAACAGAGTTTGAAGTTGGACTTGGAACATTAGATGGGTCAAGTGCAAACTTAACTAGAACTACAGTTATCTCCAGTTCTAATTCAGATTCAGCTGTTAACTTTGCTTCAGGTACAAAAGATGTATTCTGTACTTTACCAGCAAGTAAATCGGTTTACCTGGACGCAACAGGTACACCAGTAGGAGCAGCATCAGCTGGCTTTGCATTAGCAATGGCGGTTGCATTATAAATAGGAAAAAAATATGGCACAAAATTTTAGAAACAATTTACAAAGAAATGTTGGTACATCCCCAGTCACTTTAGTAACTGGTGGAGACTTTGATGCAGTTATTGGTATCAGAATCTGTAATACTACCACTTCAACTGTTTTGGCTAGTTGTCAGATTGTAAACGGA